GTCGAAAACTAGTAATTTGCTCCCCAAAGAAAACATGGTATGTAGGATCGCTTGTATCGATCTCAGTTCCCATAGTTCTCAATGCATTGTCATGCTGTGGCTTTGAAGGTTCAGTTGTATCTTCCATATCCCCTTGTTCATCTGCCATCTGTGGTACGATAGCAGATAAGGAATCTACATAATCCGTCACGCTCGATGGGTCCTCCCCTTGTGGTTGAACTGCTCCCTCTGCTGGGGGTGTATTGTCAAACCACTCATAGGACTGAACATTGAACGAATCCGGAGATGCAACCTCCAAATCGTGAACTGATGTGATGACATTCACCCGCACATCATTGTTCACATCGGAATTTGGCGATGTGAGTTCATTCATCACCAAAACCCTGATAACTCCGTTTGCAGAAGAGTTACCAGCATCCCCAATAAGGCCTGTGGAAAAGGGCAAAAGAGAACTAAACCACACACCCGTTTGGGAGAAGTGTTCGGGTGCACCCCAACCAATCTCAATAGTGAAATCCTTCTCGTCTGCAATGTCAACAATGTGATTGTAATTCACATTATATTCATTTGTAGCAAAACCATACGGATCCCACACAATTCTTAATCGGCCTTTATGATATTGAGAGGCAACAATTTGAAATCGAAATCTCACTTTGCATCTCCAAAAAGCAAATGGCAATACTGCTAACGCTGAAGGCGTCATTGCAATTGCACCACCTGGATCATTATCCCAAAGTAAAGGGGTAACCCGAGACGACCAAATAGTCGTCTCTGGAGCCGCAGCAATCGTCCAAGGGAAGAACGTTAAATACGACTCGCGTGCTGCCAAATCACATATCATCAACTCTTCTTTGCCGTCAAGTCCTGTAACTCGCGAGTCAATCGTGAGCTCTTGCTTAGCGTCAACAGTAAGTTTGTGACATGCGTCGCCAACGTTGGTTGTGGCCAATTCACCACAATAACGCGGGACATATTTTTGTATATCCTCAATTATTGCCGGACGAGAGTACCCAAACAACTTGGCTATGGAAGCTACACCACTGGCAGCTAATTCTGTCGCTCGTGCATACAAACCAATGTACGGAACGTCAGTAAGTATACCGGCCACTCTAGCGACAGCACTCGCAGGAGTGGATATAGGTGTAGAACCATATTCATCGGCCATCTGTGGCACAATAGGATCTTCTCCCATTTGTGGCACAAGACTGCCGAGCTCGGTACTGGTAGGCATAGAAAGTTCAACATTCTCTGCATAAACAATAACCGAGATGGTCACTTGATCAGTTGCTCCATTTGCATGTTTCAAATCTCCAAGTGACCGGAGAGTGACTTGACCC